GTAAACGGATAATTAAATCAGTTCGGTATTCCCGCGCGTACACGTGCACGCACACGCACGCTTAGTATCTAATTAATATCTAATTATTATATTATATAATATATATATATATATAAAAAAAAAAAAACTGTATTCCCGCACGCACGCACGTATATATATATATATATAATATAATAATTAGATAATAATTTATATTTAATTATTTTACTTACGTAAAATAACTAAATATAAAATAAAAAAAAAAAAAAAAAAAAAATATATATATAATATTAATTAAATATAAAACTCGCTTCGCTCGTTTTATATAATACTTTTGTCAAATTTTCGTAAAATTTTTGCGAACCTTACGTTTCGAGATTGCGACAATATTATTATAAAATTTTGGGGAAATATATTAGAAATAATATATATATATACGGGGTTGTGTATTTTTTAATTTACTGATTTTCAGCAGTTGAGGGGTTATATTAAGAAGATTTTAAATAAAGTTAAGGAATAAATACAAATAAGATAAAATGGAATTAGAGAGAAGATTTTTAATAGTATCAGAGATGACTAATTTTTATTCAGCAAGAATTACATCATCAGATCTGGCGAATAAACATATAAGACATATCATAGATCAGGAGAGAATAGATATATTTGTAAAAGAACATTTTTATGTAATAGGGCTTAATAATAATAAATATACTAATGGATATATAAAAATAAGCGAGGGTGGTATTAATCAAACAGTAATTGAAATAAGACATATAGCAAAATTTTTAATTAATAATAACTGTACAAATTATATTTTATTTCATAATCATCCATCAAGAAATAAACGACAAAGTAAACAGGATATAGAGAGTACGGATAAAATAAAAGAAGCGATGAATTTATTTGATATACAAATAATAGATCATTTAATAATAGCCGGAGATGATTATTTATCATTTCAAGATGAAGGATTTTTATAATTCATAAAATAAATAAATAATGGAATTAATTAAAATTCAAGAAAATAATGGTGATAGAGTAGTATCTGCACGTGAGTTATTTGATTTTTTAGAAATCAAAGAAAACTTTCCTAAATGGATAACAAGAATGTTTGATTATGGCTTCACCCAGAACACTGATTATCAGGCGATAAACATTTTTGTTGACGCTTCAAATGGAATAGGTGGTACTAATAAAACAGATTATGCTTTAACTTTGGATTGTGCAAAAGAGATAGCGATGATACAAAGAAGCATAAAGGGAAAACAAGCAAGGGAATATTTCATTGCTTGTGAAAAGCAATTAAAAGAAAATAGGTATTTACTTCCGCAAACATTTAGTGAGGCATTACGGCAATTAGCAGATTCCAAAGAACGTGAAGAAAACGCTCTTATAGAACTGAAAAATGCCACTCAAAAGATAGATACTGACAAGCCGAAAGTATTATTCGCTGAAAGCGTTACGGGCAGCTCTAATAGCATTCTTATACGTAAGTTTGCAAAAGATCTTTGTGATCCTAATTTTGAAATAGGACAAAATAGATTATTTGATTGGTTTAGAGAAAATGAATATATAAATAAAGATAATGAACCATATCAAAAATATGTAGCACAAGGATTATTTGAAGTAATAACCCGAAGTGTAGGCAGTAGTGCCAATACATTTACTACTAAAACAACGAAAATAACCGGCAAAGGACAAGTTTATTTTGCTGAAAAAATTAAACAATTAATACATTAAATAATTATGCAAGGAATTAAAAAAACAAAAGATAATTTTATTTGGCTTGAACTTAACAAAAAACAAGCCATTGAATTATTTAAAACAGGATTAGTTGAATTATTCATTTTACATAATGACGATAGTGAAAGTTTAATCACTAATAAAAAAGAATTATTACATGCTTTTGAAAAAGGAGAAAATATAGGTATTGAAATTAATTTTTTAAAAAATAATTATGCAAAAAATATATAAAGAAATTTCAGCAGGACAATCAGAAAAACTAAATTTAGACCGTTTCCCGAACTTTCATCGTTCAGGCAGTATAAAAGGTATGCGAGAAAAATATTATGGCAAGAAAGCCTTGTTATTACGCTGTGGAGAATATATTTATAATTGTACATCAGAACCCGAATTTTTTAATACTCTTTAATTATGGAATATATAACTATTGGCTCAATAGGATTTGCACAGATGTGCACACCTGATTATTTTGCAAAAGAACAAATTGAAGTTATAGTACTTCAACAAATTATAGATATAGAACTTATACCTATTAGACCTAAACACTTTAAAAAAATGTGTGATTTCTATATTGAAACATCTTATCATGAACTTGGATCATACGAAGAAATTATATTATCTTATGATAATAGATTTCTTGATAAATTTGATGATAAATTTATAATGTTAGTAAATTTATTTGAAAATCAAACAAAAACGGCATTTGAAAATGCTGTTAATAATAATCTTATTAATAACAAATTTTACAAAGCCGCAATAAAAATTATTGATAAAATAAATGAATTTTGGAATTTTGTAAATAAATGTGAAAAAATTGATCTTGAAGATGAAAAATATATAGATATATGTAAATCTTTATATTATAAAGAAAAACGTAAAATGTATATTTTGCACAAAAAAAAAGAAATGAATTTAAACAATTAAAAAATATAAATTAATTAATTATGTCTTTAACAAAAAATTTTTTTTATACATTTCCTCGAAATATCGATTTTGATTTATTAAAAAAAGAACAAGAAGAACAAGAATATTACACAGTAATATTTAAAAAAGAAAGAAGTGATTTATATACTTCTAATCCTGACCAACCATTACTTAAACTTATTCGTGGCAATATGAATATAGTTGAAGGTAAAGCAATATTTACTGAATTTGAAATGCAACACTTAAAAGAACTTTTAAAACTTGAAAACGCCAATATTATAATTTTATGAAAAAAATAATAATTTTAGATCTTAGTTGCGGAGAAGCATTTGTTTATTCTCTTAATAAAGAATATTATAATGAACCTGAAAAATTCATTGTTGAAAAAACAGAACATAAAGCATCCAATTGTGAATGGATGGTTGTCGATGAACTTAAAATTAATTTTAACAATTTAATTAAATAATTTATAAATGAAACAATCAGTATTTATAATTGGAGAAATATATTCTGATAAATATATTAACACCAATAAAGGAGATTCACAATTATTAAGATATGGTCAACAACAGGGCGGTGTACATGCTATTCATTTAATGTATTATAATTATGATATATGGTTTATTATGGATAAAAATGTTGGTTATACTGGTAAAAATTATTATAATTACAAATGTGTATTTACAGAATGATTTTTGATATATCTAAATTTAATTACGCTATTGTTAATGAAAAAAATGGACGTTTTTATAAATTTGTTTATGATAATAAAAGATTATCATTAACAGAATTTATGTTATTATTTAATATTAAATATTTAAATTTTAATACAAGAAATATATTAGAAAAGTATAATATTCCTTATTCAGAAATAGATTTAACTTAAACATTATGAAAACAACAAAAAAAACCAACGGTTCTAAAAATATTGAAGTTAAAGATGTTAGCGGGTTCGCAAACGTCGCTCCAACAGGTAAAACATTAGGAGATATATTTAAGGAAATGGATGAGCAATTCAAGGAAATGGAAGATGAATTTAAGCAAATGGATGACAAAATAACAGTATTTAACGAATTTTTAAATAAATTATATAAACACAAATAAACAAATAAACACAAACAAAATGAAAACAACAGAAAATTTTCAAAAAGTAATTGAAACTCATTTGCAAAATATGGCTCAGTTAGATACTGTATTTGCAATAAAATTACAAAATCCGAATAAAAATATTGATGATTGTATTAGGTACATTCTCAATACTGTTAAAAAAAGCCAATGTAATGGCTTTACAGATGCCGAAATTTACGGAATGGCAAATCATTATTATGATGAACAAAACGTTGAACCGGTAGGGGATATAAGTATGAGAGTAGTAGTAAATCATCATATTGAATTATCTGAAGAAGATATTCAAGCACAAAAACAAAAAGCTCTCGATGAAATTGTTCGTGAAGAAAAAAATAAATTATTAAAAAAGGTCGAAAAAAAACCAAAAGTTCAAATATCAGAAGATCAATTTAGTTTATTTTAATGAAACCACGTAATAAATTAGAAACCAAAATTGTAGAATTATCCTCTAAATTTAAACCTATTACCAACACACAAAAGAGGTGGGCAGAGAAAACAATATTTGATAATTACTATATTTTACATTTTAAAAACCAAAATAGTAAAACAGCTTATTGTTTAGAATGTGGAGTAAAGTTTGACAACCAAAAAACCAAAGTACAACAATGCCATTCATGTAAAAAAAAACTCATTCCATTTGAAAATTATAATTCATATGATTGTTTTGATGAACAATATTATTCTATTCTTGATACCATTGATAACTATCAGGTTATAAGAATTGTAAACGTAAGGAAGTATGTTCACAAAATGGAACCGGCACGTTACTTACACAATGAAATAGCAAGACATTTCATTGATGAAACCGGTAAAAAGATTTCAATTGGAAAAATTGATAAATCTGGATATAATAGAAACAATTTCAAAGGTTCTGCCTTAGAAATTCGTAAATATTCCAAAGAGCAATCAAGAATGGATAATTATGATGGTCCAATATATCCAAAGTATAACTTAATACCAATTTTAAAAAGAAATGGTTTTGATATTTCCAAAGATAATTATTATCTTGTTTGGTATGTTATGTCACTTATAACGGATAATCAGTTTGAAACTCTTTATAAATTAGGGCAATTTTCATTTTTGCGATACTATTATGATAATAGAATATCAAAGTATTACAAAACAATATTATTGCTTTATAAATTAAATTATGATGTTCCAATAAATATTATAAAAGATTATCTTGACTATCTTGAAATGTTAACGTTTTTTGGAAAAAATCTTCTTGATAAAAAATATGTCTGTCCTAATGATATTAAAGAAGCTCATGATAAATATGTAGAAAAAAAAAGAATATTTTTTACTGATCAAAAGATTAAAAAACAGAAAATTGAGATTAAAGAAAATAATAAGATTTATAAACAAAAAAAAAATAAATTTTTAAATCTTAAATTTCAAGAAAACGATTTAGTAATTCAACCTTTACAATCTGTTAAAGAATTTCTTATTGAGGGTGATACTTTTAGTCATTGTGTTTTTACTAATGCTTATTACAATAAAAATAATTCTCTTATTCTTTCTGCACGTATTGGCAATAAGAGAATAGAAACTGTTGAAGTATCATTGATAGATTTTACAGTAAAACAATCGCGTGGTATGTTTAATAAGCCAACAGAATGGAATTCTCAAATTGTTTCATTAGTCAAAAGTAATATGAATAAAATCAAAAAATTATGTATTCAATAGATTTTTTTGTAGGCACCTGTGTTGATATTGAAATAGGAAAATTTGTAGAGAAAAAAGGACGTTTAGTTTCTTATAAGAATGCAGTTAAAAAAATTAAAGAATTTGATTTTAATTTTTATAATGAGCTTGCATTAAATTTAAGAAATCCATGGGCAGATGAAACTGAAATTATTACAGGAGTTTTATTTAATGAATATGGACGATATTTACATATTACACATTCGGCAATAGATTATATTTTTAAACTTAAAAATTAACAACAATTATGAAATATTTAACAGTAAAAACACAAAATAAAAGAGGAAATAAATTTATTTATAAAACAAATTTAGGATTTGTTACAACATTTTTAAGAAATTCAGAAGATTATATTTGTGTTGATGATTTTAAAGGATATGGAGAAACTTATAAACAAAGAGAAATGTCATTAATAGAAATTTTTGAAAATGGTAATTTAATTTTTACAGGAAATAAGTATGAATTATTTAAACAATTAAAAAAATAAAAATAATAAAAAATTTAAATATAATGAAAACAACAGAAACTATAAAAAATTTAAATACAAAAACAAACAAAATATTAAATTCTAATTTAAATATTTATTGGTGGAATTTTGGCAAAAAAACCCTTGATTTTAATGGGGATATAAAGCAATATTTTTTAAAAGAAAATATTAAATTCTCTAAAAAATTAATAAATAAAGAATATGATAATTATAACCATGCTTATGTTTTTACATTAAAATTCAATATTGGAAGTATTTCTTTTACACAACAATCAGAAAATTTAGAATCTTTGATTAAAGTATGTGTATTTTCAAGATTAGTATATCTTGGAGATAAATCACAAGTGTCTTTTTTGGGGATAACAAAAAAATTTAATTTTTAAATCAAGAATTATAAAAATTTTAGTATCATAAAAAAACTAACTTTTAAATTTAAATATAATGAAAAGATTATCAAAAAAACAAAAAGAATATTTTTTATCGATTGGGCATCCAGTAAAAGATTTATTGCAATTAAATAGAGCTATTAATATATCCACTTTTAAATTGGAAGTAAAGGGAGAAAATAAAGGCTTTATAACAAAAGATAAAGCAATAGAGATGTTGGGAGAAGAAACTTTTTTAAGTGGCATTTCACGAAGTGCATTTCATTACACATCGGTAAGAGAAAATAATTTTGTCAGTATTTATTTTGATTCAAGTAAACTTTTTAAATAAAAAATATAAATATTATGAACATAGATTATAAGAAATTAATAACATTTCAAAAAGATTATCCGGAACTTATATTTCAAAATGACGGTTATGAATACCTAAGTCTTGAAATTAATGAAAAATATAAAAAACAAATAGATGAAATATCTGAAATTTTAAAAAAATACATTAAAGGATTTAGTAAATTTAATAATTTTTTTAAATTAAAAGATGGAAGTTTATCTATTAGATGCCAATATGATTATGGTTTTGGAGATCCAAATTCTATTCATTTTATTGGCGTTGGATATTTTTCAATAGATGATTTTAAAGATAATTCTAAATAAGTTATAATTTATATCAATTTTACAATAATTAAATAATTTTAAATTTAAACACAATGGCACACAATTTAAACTTTAATGAACAACGACAAGAATGGTCATTTTTCTCAACAGAAAAAGCATGGCACGATTTAGGACAAATAGTAAATGGTGCGAAAACATCAGAAGAAGCAATTAAGTTAGCGCATCTTGATTATGAAGTACAATTAAAACCTATTTATTTTGATAAAGAAGCGGCATTTAATGAACAAGATTCATTAATGCCAAAACTAATAACAGATAATTATGCTACTGTTAGAACTGATACAATGCAAGCGTTAGGTATAGTAAAAAAACGTTATAAGGTAATTCAAAATACAGATGTATTTTCATTTTTTGATAATGTTATTGATGATGATGATGCTGTGTTTGAAACAGCTGGAGCATTAGGAAATGGAGAAAAAATATTTATATCAGCAAAAATGCCACATCATATTGAAATTAAAGGATATAATGATCCTACTGAAATATATATTTTGCTTACATCTTCACACGATGGTTCCGGTTCTATTGTTGCCGGTATTACACCTATTCGTGTTGTTTGTAATAATACACTTAATGTAGCATTAGGGGGGATCAAAAATAAAGTAAGTATTAGACATACTATTAATGCTAAAAATTCTTTAAAAGAAGCACATAAACTTATGGGTATTACTAATCTTTATATTGAAAATATGAATATTATTTTCAATAAAATGAATAAAACTTATATACCAGACAATGTTGCTAAAAAACTTATTGAGCAAGTATTTAAAAGTGAAAAAATAGATAGCACACGTATTAAAAATATTCGTGAAGATGTTTGGAAATCATATCAAATAGGAATAGGTCAAGAAAAAATTACAGGTACTGCCTATGGTTTATTTAATGGGATTAGTTTTTACTTATCACATAAAAATTATAATTCTAATGAAAGTAAATTTAAAAATCTTTATCTAACAGAAAAAAATAAACTTCAAGAATCATTTAATTTAATTATAAAATCCTTATAAAAATGACAAAAAAAAAATATTTAATCAATTTATTAAAAAAAGAAATAAAAGATATAGAAGATATAATTAAACAAAGAATTCTTATAAATAATGATAAATTTAATTTAGATTATTATAATGTTTCTGAATTTGATAAATTAATGAATAAAAATAATTGGGATTTTGAAGATAGAGAAAATCAAAATTTTGATATCGGTCAAATATCCGCTTATAATAACGCATTAAAATTAATTGAAAAACATGTTTTATGATATTAAATTAAGAAAAGAAATTGAAGATAGAATAATTGTTTTACTTACATCATATACTGATGCTTATAAAACAGCTGTAGATTTAGATTTACAACCGTGGCATTTTAATGATGAACGTAATCAAATTATTTATGAAGCATTAGTAAATATTTATAATGAAAATAAAATATTTACTACTACTTGGTTAAAAGTAGAAATGGAAAATAATTTCAGAAGATTTAATATTTTAATTGATGATATGCCATTTGATAATGAAGATTCTGAATGGTATCTTATTAATTTAAAACAAAAATATTTTATTATTTCAAATAGTGTTGATTTATATTATTATATATTTCAATTAAAAGAATTTGTACTTTGGGATTATTGGAAAACATTACCATTAAGAAATGAAAATTTTTCTTCTATTGGTAAAGATGTTTTTGAATTTGGAGATAATGTTATAAATAATTATAATTCTCTTTTAAATGAAATTACTAATAAATTAAAAAAAACAGAAACTCATTATAAAACAGAATTAGAAATATTAGTAAACAATTATCGAAATAATATAAAAGTTTTTATTGAAACAGGTATTAAACACTATGATAAAATTTATGACGGTGTTTATCCTACTGATTTAATAATTATTGCTGCAAGACCTTCAATGGGAAAATCTTTATTAGGGAAAGCATTATCTTTAAAAATGTCTGATAAAGGAGCCGGTTGTTTTATAACTCTTGAAGTTTCAAAATCAAAAGTAAAATCCCAATTAATATCTGCTCAAACAAATATTAATTATAATCGAATAAAAAAAGGTGATTTAACTGATTATGAAGTTGATCAAATATTATTAAATTCAGAATTATTAGACAAATCAAATCTTCAAATATTTGATGTTACAGACGGCTTAAAATCAATTGAACAGATTAAAATGAAGTTTGAGTTACTTTATAATCAAGGATTGCTTAAATGGGCTGTAATTGATTATCTGCAATTAATAAGATCAAAACAAAAACATGGGACCAGAGATTTAGAAATTGGTTATATAACTTCTACCTTAAAGGAATTGGCTGTAAAATATAATATTCCTATTATAGCGTTAGCACAATTAGGTAGAAGTGTTGAATTTCGTGTACCACCTATTCCTAAATTATCTGATTTAAGGGAAAGTGGGAATATAGAGCAAGATGCTGACGATGTTTATTTTTTGTTTCGAGAAGGATATTATAAAAAACAAGCTAATCCCGGAATAGAAATTCCGAATGATGAACTTTTTAATACTACCCTGATTGTAGCAAAAAAGAGAGAAGGGGAACTATCTGATATGAATTTTATTATTGATATAAATAGTTTGAAAATAAAATAATTATTTGTTTAATTAAAAAAAGTGTTTATCTTTGCAGAAGTTATATAAAAAACTATCACATTATAAACACTTTTTAAAAATGAAATACATAAATGAAATAAGCAAGAAACTTAATATTAAAAGTAAAGATAAAATTTTTGTTACTAATGTAATTAAAACATACTTAGCAATACTTCGTGAAGATTTATTGAATGGAAAGATTGTTTACTTGCATAATATACTTTCTTTAAGAAAAGAAATTATGCCTGCAAAAATTGTAATTAATCCACGTAATGGAGAAAAAATCCATAAGGATAATTACTTCAAAATTAAAATGTCTATATTTAATTCTTTTAAAAAAGATTTAGATAAGAAAAAAATTTATAAAGGTGAATGAATTTAAAAGATACAATAAACCGGTTAATGATAAAAAAAATTATCGTTATAAAGCAAAAGCATTAGCAGAGTTTAAAAACTATTGGAAAGATAAACTTGCTTACGATGTTTATGATAACGAGCAATTTAAACAACATTTAATTGAGGTATCTAAAAGTTTAAATATCGATATAGATGTAATCGAAAAAGTCATTAAATTATTTTTAGAAACTTATTTAAAATTTATGGATGGGTTTATGGATGTAGTTTATAAAAAATTCGATTTTAAATATTTTATCTTAATTATTAAAAGAGGAGAAAATTTTAATAGTCTTTTTAAAGAAAACTATGATAAAGAAGAAGAAAAGTAAAATAAATTATTAATCTTAAATTTTTTTAAAAATGAATTCTAATTCACAATCAATGACACCTCCATTAGGAGGATCAAAAAAAGAAAAAAATCCTAATCTAAAATTAATTTCAGCAGGTTATCATCCCGCTTATCTTTATGGAATTGTAGGTACAGGTTCACATGAAACAAAGTTTGGTATTAAACCAGAAGTTATGTTATTTTTTGAATTTCCTTTTGAAAAACAAATTATTTATCAAGAAGATAAAGACCCTAAGGTAATGGTTTTATCTGAAAACATGAATTATCTTATCTCATTTAATTCGGAAAAGCAACAATATTCAAAATTGGCTTTAAGATTAAAAACCGGTTTTAATATTGATATTACTAAACCAAAAGAAGTTGATTTATCAAAAATCATTGGAATGCCTTGTATTGTTAATGTAATTCACAATTTGGGAAAAGATGGAAAAACTTATGCAAATATAGAAAGCCTTGGTGTTTTAAGTCCAATGTTTATTACCGGTAGAGAAGATAAATTTGTAAGAACAAATGATTTAATATTGTTTGATATTAATTTTGGTTTTGAAAGTGAAAACTTTGCAGGTATTTATCCTTGGGTACAAAACAAAATTAAAGAAAGTGTAGAGGGTAAATTACACGCCTCAAAAGGTGGTCAATTTGCAAAATATATAAACAATAAAATGCAAGATAAAGATCAATCTTCATCCGAATCTATTAAAACAAATACAGATGCTATTCAATCATTTGAACAAAAAGTTCAACAAAATAATCCGACAAAATCAGATTTTGAACAAGTCCCAAATAATGAAATTGTTTCAAATTTAGCACCAGATGATTTGCCATTTTAATTAATTAAAAAAAGCGTTAAACCAAATTTGTAGGGTGTAGCGTTTATCGTTGCACCCTATTTTATTAATTATTAATTTATTATTTATGTTTAAAATATTTATAGAAAATAAAGAAATTAGACCTATTAATGACGTTCAAGCAAAAAAGTTAAATTCTTTTTTAAATAAAATTTCTGATAAAGGGCATATATTTAATTTATATTTAGAAGAAGATCGTAATACTATTACCGATAAGCAAAAAGCATTGTATTCAGCAATTGTAACACGTATATCAGAAGATACAGGTAGTGATTTTTCGGAAGTTGACACTCATTTTAAAAAGTTTTTACCAAAAGAATTTAAAGGAACTGCATTAGATAATTCAGAAGAATTATATACTCTTTCTTTTGAAAGTTTAATGCAATATGAATTTGAAATTTTTTTAAATGAAGTTTTAAGAGAAGCAAAAGAATTTTTCGGCATTAACATGCAATTAGATTATATTAATAATATAACAAGAATAATTATAAAATAATGTATGCTTGGATAGGAATGGTTGCGGTAGGTAGAGTAGTAACTATATGGGCTAAAAAAAAACTAACACGACAGATATTTCAAACTCTTGTTGTAGCAGGTTTCACAGGTTACTATGTATCTTCACAAATAAAAAAAGATAAAAATAAGTTTAATCCAACGATTAAAAAACCAAAATTTAGAATAACAATATGAACACAACAAAAATAAATACGGACGTAATAATAATTAATCCAAAAGATTATAATTTAGATGAAAATCAAGGTATTCAATTAAGACAATCCTTTAATGTTACTGAGTTAGAATTAAAGGGATATTTAGAAGTTTATAATCTTTTAATAAATTCAGAAATTACAGATGAAATTTCTATTCAATCATCTGAGTTAAGAAAGAAACTTGTTAAAGTGCGTACAAATACAGATAAAATTCGTAAGAGTTTAAAAGATTATCATTTAAAAGCGGGACAATTTATTGATGCAACAGCAAAAATTATAAGTAGTCAAACGGAAATAATGGAAATAAACCTTTCTGAAATAGAAAATTTTAAAGCCATTCAATTAAAGAAACAACAAGATACATTAAAAGAAAAAAGATTTAAAGAAATTGAACAATACAATCCAAATCTTTTGGGTGTTAATTTAGGAGTTATTTCAGAAGAAGATTATCAGAATTTAAAAAAAATGGTTAAACTTGTTTCTGAAGATAATCTAAAACAAGAAAAAGAAAAAGAAGATCGTTTACATAAACAAAATATTTATGATCAACGTGAACGTCAATTATTGCCTTATTCATCTTTTACTGATATTTCCGGTTTAAGTTTACAAAGTACGGAAGAACAATTTCAATTACTATTATCACAATGTATTTCTGCGAAGCAATTAAAAGATGATGAAATTGTTGAAATGAAAGTCAAAACAGGGGCTACATTAAAAGAAAAGGTGGCAAATGTAGTTGACCCTTTACAAAAGGATAAAGTTGTTTTAAACGAGTACAAAGAGCGTTTATTAGCATTAAACAATATGACTTTTGATACACCATTTGGAAAAGAAGTTCAGATTGGTTTAAAATCTATGAACACAAAAGTTATAGCGTGGTTAGAACAACAAATCAATAAAATAAAATAAATGATAGTTTTAACACCATCACAAGAAGTTGGTAAAAATAAAATCATTAATTTCTTGTCCAGCCAGCACCGAGTAATGAGAATTACCGGCGCTGCCGGACACGGAAAATTACAGCCTTATGACGAACCAATTTTAACTCCTTATGGATATACTGAAATGAGGAATATTAAAAAAGGAAGTTTTGTTATTAATAAGTATGGAAAACAAATAAAAGTTTTAGAAACTTTTAAAGGAGAAAATTTAGAAATATATAAACTTACTTTTTCTGATGGATCAACCACAAGATGTTGTATAGATCATTTATGGGAAGTTCAAACAAAAAAACAAATAGAAAAAAATAAATATTCTGTTTTTTCATTAAAAGAAATATTACCTAATATTAATAAAACAAAAAATATTAAATCCAATTATTATTATTCAGTTGATTTAGTAGAGCCAATTGAATTTAAAACGAGTGATTTATTTTTACATCCCTATCTTATGGGTTTATTAATAGGAAATGGATATTTTCCCATTAATAGAGGATATACATTAACAATGAATTCTGATAGAATACAAGAAACTTTTGATTTAATTAAAAATATAGTTCCTTTTGATGTTATTGTTAAATTATCTGAATTAAAAAAAAAAAATACAAATACAGGTGTAATAACTTTTAATGTTGGATTAAGAAAATATCTTGATCATTATTTATTATTGGGGGTTAAATCAAAAGAAAAATTTATTCCACATTCTTATCTTTATAATTCGATAGAAAATAGAATTGAATTATTAAAGGGTTTGATGGATTCAGATGGTTCTATTATTGATTTTAAAACAAAAATGAAATTATCTTATTCTACTATTTCTAATGTTCTTGCAAATGATTTTTTAAATTTAGCAAGAAGTTTAGGTTCTTATGCTGTTTTAAGAGAATTTTACAGAAAAGACAAAGGGATTGAATATAATATTTCGTTGAGAACAAAATTTAATCCTTTTAAAATAAGCAATAGAAAAGATGTTTTTGAAAAACATAAATTTTATTATAAATTTAAAAAGAAAATTATTTCTGCTAATTTTATTGGTTATATGGATGGTCAATGTTTATTAGTTGATGATGATAGGCATTTATATGTAACTAATGATTATACTGTTACACATAATACCACGATGATTAAAACCGCTTTTAATGATTTTAAAAAAGAATTTCCAAAGTCAAATGATATTATTGGAATTACAGTTTCGCATAAAGCAAAAAATGTGTTAGCTCGTTCTATTCCTAATGTTACAACTTTTGCATCTGCTTACGGATACAAAGAAAAGATATTATCAAATGGAGCTAAAACATTTGAGCCTAATCTTTATAAAATTAAAGATGCAATTTGTAAATATGATAATCTTTGTTTTGTAATTGACGAATGTTCTATGTTTTCACAAGAAATGTTAGACATTGTATTTAATGAAACAAATATATTTACTAAAATTATATTTGTTGGAGATAAAAACCAATTACCACCAATACTTTCAATAAAAGATAATAATAAAGATAGTCCTGTTTTTTATTGGAATTTACCGGAAGAACTTTCACAAGAACTTACTGAAGTTGTAAGACAAGAGGCTGATAATCCTATTGTATTTGTTGCTAATGAAATAGCAAAAGAAATACAAGATAATTGTAATATTCAAAAAATAATGAATTTGTTAAAAACTGAAAATGTTATTAATGATAAAGGAATTCATTTGCTTGATAAATTCACATTTCCATTTCATTATATCAAGCATCATAAAAATGATTTATTGAATAATAAAATAATTGGTTATAGAAACGCAATTATTGACTCTCACAACAATACTTTAAGGAATTTAATATATAATTATCCTAATAACAAATTTATTGAAGGAGAGGTTATATTTTTTAATGAAACTTATTTTAATGAATCAGAGGGAGTAGTAATTCAAAATAGTAGTGAATTTATTATTGAAAAAATACTCAATAATAAAATAAGTGATGTTGATAGTTATATGATATATATTACTGATGAAGATGGTAATAAAAAACGTTTTCCAATTCCATCTGATAAAGGTCAAATAACTTATGAAACTATTTGTGATATGTATTATTCAGATAAAAAATTTAATAAATATTGGAAATTTAAATCTTTATTTGCTAATATATCATCATCATTTGCTATTACATCTTATAAATCACAAGGAAGTACTTATAATAATGTTTATATAGACATTGATGATATGTTGTCAGAACATATTCCTATTAGTCCTAAAAGGAGATTACAATCTCTTTATACCGCTTTAACAAGAGCAAAATTTAATGTGTATATTTTAAAATAATTAAAAAAAATGAAACATTTATTTAATATAAATTCTGAAACTTTATTAAAAGCATTAAAAAAAGTAAATAAAATAAAAGTTAGTAGGGTTTTTGAATATCTTAATGGCATTTATTTAAAAATTATTGATGATAAATTAATTATTAGACGTACAGACTTAGAAATTGATATTTTAGTGCCATTAGATGTACTTAAATTAATAGATTCTGAAACAGGTAGATTTGATTTTCTTGTTAATTATGAATTAATCGAAAAAGGAGTTTCTTTAATTAAAAATGAAGAATTATCTTTTTATTTAAAGGATGATAAAGTTTTAATAATTAAGCATTTAAAAGGAACTTTTGAAATTGGGTTAATGGATTATTCCAATTATCCAAAGGAACCAGAATTTATAATGAAACAAGGTTTTGTAATTCCTTTAAATGTGTTTGAAAAAAGTATTCAATTATCATCATTATTTTCAAGTAATGATGATTTAATACCTATGATGGCAGGATTGCATATCAATTATTCTAGTAAATTTGAATCAATGGATTTTGTTTCTACAAATTCACGTATTTTATTTAAAAAAAAATATAATATTAATTGTGGTAATGTTGATTTTAAATTAACAATTCCCAATACATCATTTAGTTCTATTTTAAATATTTTTGAAAAAGGTATTGATAATATTATTATTGATTTTAATGAATCACATTTAAAAATAGAAACAGCCGGTATTAGTATATTTATACGTTTATTAATTGGTTCTTATCCTAATTACGTATCTGTTATTCCTGATACATTTGATTATCAAATCAAATTTGAAAAACAAGAATTTTTAAATTCATTATCTCAAATACATTGGGCTCTTGATAATTCCGGTAGTTTTAATTTATTACATACTGAAGATAATAATATTTTATTTATTACAAATAATATAGAATTTTCTAAGGGGGCTTCTGTTAAATGTAATCATATTCTTACAATAGGAGAAAAAATGGATAAACGATTTAATCATAAATATATGATTAATTGTATAAAAGGAATTGAATCAATTAATTTAAATTTGAATATTACAAGTGGTTTAAGACCTTGTTATTTAAATTCGGATGATGATGAACAATCTATATTTTTATTAATGCCTAATATTAATTAATTATGAAATATTATATTTTTAAATTATTTATAAATGATTTTGATAACTATGAAGTTAGTTTTAAAGCTTTACAAGAAATGACAGAAAATTTTGGGAAAGAAAGTTCTTTAGAACAAATTGGTTTTACAAGTGAATTATCTTTAATTAAATATATGCTTTATGAATTAAATAATGAAGCAAATATTAATTTTATGTATTATATTTTTGAAACATTTAATTTTACACAAATTAGAAATGGAAACTAAATCAATGATACCCGGCACCTCTATTGAGGAAATGTATGATACAAGCGATATGATCGCTTTAGTTGATGCGGATAAATATAAGTATATTATTACTTATCGTATTTATAAAGAACTTAAAGATACTAATGATAGAAAAACTATTGAAGATTATGTTGATAATATCATAAATGAAATTAATAATACTCTTAAATATAAAAAATTAGTATTTTTCTTTTCCGGTAATTCCGAAAATACTTATAGAACTTTTATTGGCTTTACCAGAAAATATAAAGGTAATAGAAATAATAAACAGGATCCTTATATTTATGATGGAAAATTTGAAGATTTAAAAGCAATACCTGATGCTTTTAAAAAACATGGTTTTGTTTTTAAATATGATGATATTGAGGCAGATGATTTAATATCTATGGTTTCTAATTCTAAAACATTTGTTATTTCAGACGATAAAGATCTTTTGCAAATAGTAGGTTTACATTATGATTTTAAATCAAATCAATATCATCTAATAGATGAAAATGAAGCAATGCTTAAATTATCATATCAATTACTTATTGGTGATTCAACAGATAATATTGAGGGTATTCCAGGTATAGGTCATGTAAATGGAAAAATGATACTTGATAATATTTCTGTACCTGAAAATTATTTTCCCACCGTATTAACAGAATACGTTAAACGATTTGGAATTATTGAAGGGTATGATAGGTTTTGTGAAAATTGGATGCTTTTAAAAACAAGAACCAATAGAGAGGGATGTTATAAAGAAAAATATAAAGAATTATTCCATTTTATTAATCAATTTTAAAGATGAAAAAAATAAATTTTTTATTTAAAATATTTGTTTCAATTTCACTTGGAATATTTATTTTTATTCTTTTAAAAAATGAAATGTATATTTTATTTGCTCAACTTTTTTCGATAATTTTTACTTTTTTAATTTATTATGGACTTAACTGTAAATACAAAGATTAAATTAAAAGATGCTGTTTTTGTAGGAGTATATCCTAATGCTTACTTTTCACATTACAGAAATATTGTTGGCACTATAATTAGAGATTCTTATGGTGACAAAAAAGGACAACATACTTTCACTATATTAATCGAAGAAAGTGATGATAATGATATTGCTGTTGGCAGTAAGATTATGCGTAAAGGAAGAAATATATATCCTAATTGTGAAATACTTTCTTATCCTGATAATCATAAAGAACTTGCTGATGATAAACACGAAAGAGCTTATCAAAATAAAAAAATTATTAACAATATTAACAATAACTTTAATTATTAAGAAATGGATATAAAAATTAAAAAATTAGTAGAGAATGCTGTAATACCAAGTTACAGTAAACTCGGTGACGCCGGAATGGACTTAACAATAACAAGTAAAGAATTATTAGATAGCGAACATATTAAATATGGTTTTGGTATTGCCATTGAAATTCCTGTTGGTTATGTAGGATTAGTTTTTGCAAGAAGCAGTATATATAAACAAAGACAGATATTGAGTAATTCTGTTGGAGTTATTGATAGTGGTTATCGTGGCGAAATAAGTGCCATAATGATTGGCACAACAGAAGAATGTTATAAGATTGGAGATAGAGCAGCACAAATTATCATAATACCTTATCCAAGTATTAATTTTATTCCCGTAAGAGAATTATCTAATTCTGTAAGAGGAACGGATGGTTATGGTTCAACCGGAAAATAATGACCAATAGTTTTAATATTATGAAGCAGTATAATACAGATAAATTTGAAGAAATTGTTGAGTTTCTTAAAATAGCAAAACTCGATGATCTTCTTCAAAAAAAATATGTACTGCTTTATAATTTAAATTCATTAGAAGATTTTAATGATTTAACAAACGAAGAAGCAATGGAGCTACAAGAACTTTTTAAAGAGGCTAATAATAAAATTTTAGTATTGCTTGAAGAAAGAATTAAATTCTTACAAGAATATAATATTTCTAATCCGATAGATATTAAACCTATTACAGAAAATGATATAATAGCATCTATATTAAAGCAATTTGAAGATTTAATAAAATATATTGAAATATATAAAGGATCGCTTAAAACTAACTTTTATGTACTTACGATTGACAGTTTTTTAGTGGGGCTTAGTAAGTTGTATGTTTGGTATCAAAACCAATTAAATAAAATTAAACTTTAAAATATTTTTAGATGTGATATATTATTCTAATATATTTATTACTTTTGCGTTATTAATTTTAAATTTAAAACAAAATGGTTACATTACAATTTCCCAAAATTGAAAAACTTTTATTGCCTACATCTATTGATCAAAATCTTAATTATAAAAAGGGTGTATTAGTATTAAATAAATCAGCAATAATTATTACATCAAATCTTATTGCTGTTTGTGATTTAGAAGATTTATTTTTATCTGATGAAGATGATATTGTTAAAATAGAAAAAATAAATTCTATTTTAGATTATATGAATGGCAAAGTATTTCCGGCGTCTTATTGGTCTGAACTTACAAAAAAACAACTTGTAGGTTTAGATGAGAAAAGTGATACTATTTATATCAAAGGAAATGGTTATAGTAAAGAATTAAATAATCATTTAGGGGATTTTAATAAATTAGATGTTATTAATATTTTAAACGCTTGTAATGTTAAACAAATTGGTCAAAAAGAAAATGTAAATTATTACATGAGTTTTGATAATGTAAAACGATTTATAAGTGCTTTTAGTAATGTTTTAAAGGTTGATGATATAAAGATAGAACTTAGAGAGAGAAATGCTCTTATATCATCTTTAAAGCACAATGTATATTGTTTTATTTCTATGAATGAAGAAATGGAAACAATGACCGTTCAAGAACATTTAAATACTTTTTAATTTTAAATAATTATGATAATATTTTGCGGATGGTGACACTCCATCACCGGCGAGGACAAGTTGAGAGGATGAGATCGTACATCCGCAAAATTTTTAAATAAATTAATTATTAAATCAAATAAAATGAAAACAACAAATGAAACGCAATATGTTATTTACGATAATTCTGCAAATAGAAAACCATATATAGCTGAAAGTTTTGAAAATACAGGCGATCCAGATAGTGCTATGAAATTTGAAAGTCTTGAAGAAGCGCAAGAATTGATAGATAGAATGGGATGGAATAATTGGGCGTTCGTTTTAGAAATATAATAAATCAAATAAATAAATATATTTTTTAATTATGTCAAAAGCAAATCCTAATAAACCCACTTTTGAAGATTATTTTGAATGGTATCTTCAAGAACTTAAAGATAAAGGTTTTATTCTTTCTTATAAAAAAGAAAAAGATATAACTCCCTTTGACTTTAATAATGAAGTATATATACCACGTATTAAAGAATTTCGTAAATCCGGTAAACCTATTTATTCTAATTTAAAACTTGTAGGTAAACATACTTACAAGCCTGATTTTTTAATTTATTGGGCTAAAAAAGCAAAAGATATTTTTTATGAATTAATAGATAAAGATAAACCATTAGTTTATAATGCTTTCTTTTTAGCACAAGAAAAAGATGGTGATACTTTTACTTTTGTAGATGTTAAACCACCAGCTATTGCAGCAAAATTTTCAGGTTCTTTTAATTCTTATGCTACATTTCCATTAAATCAAAGTATTATCTTTGAAAAACATGGGATATATACAATGAAGTTAGTGCCTATACCTGTTTCCGGATCCGGCAATGCTATTGCTTTATTCCCAAATACATTTACACCGAATAGATTTTTATTTACTGACGGTGGTAGTAGTGTTAGAAATATAAAATTTAAAATTAGAACCATTAATGATTTTTTATTTATTCGTAATGAATATATTAATAAATCAAATTTTTATTTAATGAAATTAATTTAATAAGGAATCTATAATTTTTTTAACTTTTAAACACAAACAATGACAATTCAAGACTTAATTAAACTAAAAGAAAGTAGTTACACGTATTTTACTGAAACTGAATCTTTAAAAGCAGTTAGAGAAAGTGGTTTAGCTTTACGATTCGTAAAGAATCAAACTGATGAAATTTGCTTAGAAGCAGTTAAACAAATTAGCTTTGCTTTATCACTTGTAAATAATCAAACAGAAGATATTTGTTTAAAAACTGTCAAACAAAATGGATTAGCATTACAATATGTTAAGAATCAAACGAAAGCTATTTGCTTAGCTGCAGTTAAAGGAGATGGTAATGCTTTACAATATGTTAATAATCAAACAGACGAGATTTGCTTAGCTGCAGTTAACCAAGATGGATTAGCTTTAAAATATGTAAAGAATCAAACAGAAGCTATTTGTATAAAAGCGGTTAAACGAAATAGTGAAGCTTTAAAATATGTAAATGAAAAATTACTTAAACACTAATATTATGACAATTCAAGGATTAATCAAACTAAAAGAAAGTAGTTACACGTATTTTACTGAAACTGAATCTTTAAAAGCAGTTAACCGAAATGGTAATGCTCTAAGATATGTTAAGAATCAAACTGATGAGATTTGTTTAGAGGCGGTCAAGCAAAACACAGAGGTTTTAGTGTACGTGGATGAAGATTTATTATAAAAATAATTAAAACAAAGTCAGGTGGCGAAAATTGGAAGACGCTATTTGGGTAAAATAGTTTAACGCGAGAAGCGAAACTCATAAAAAGCCTAATAATAACCAAATGAATGTTGTGAATAATAGTAACGCATCTACAGGTTCGAGTCCTGCCCTGACTACAAAATAATTAAAATTATGAAGTTTTTTTTTAATTAAATGTTTCTATTCCGGTGCGTAATACTGACGGCACTCCTTTATATAAAAGTCCCTCTGCATTAGCATAATAATTGGCATCCCAATATAGCTCTTTTGATATTTCACTATTTAATCCATAGCCAAGCATTAAAGCAACTGTACTCAATCCTATTCCTTTTAACCCACTATCAAATTGCTTTTGTAGTTCCGGACTTAATGAATTTCTATAATTAATAAATTCCTTTGGACTCATTTTACCTACTGCTTCTCTTAAACCATTTCCCACTGCTCTTAATGTACCAATATGTTCTCTACCATAAATATCTACATCTTCTTTTGCAAATCTATCCCAAAACATTGTAGGTAAAAATCTATTGAATTGCATTATTGCTTCTCCCCAACTATACATTTGTATCATCCTTTGGTCTGTCGGTTGATAGCCTTTACCTTGACTTCTTCTTACCTTTTGTTCTATTTCAATTATTCTTTTATTTGAAATAGGTTCTAAATTAGTTTTATAATTCCCTTCATCATCAAAACTATTCCATTCCTCATCTGTAAGCATTCCCAATGCTTGCACGTTTTGAATCCAATGCTCACTCATAGTCATTGGCATCAAAGCAATATTGCTAATGAAACTATCCAATTCACCAC